GTTTTCTTTTTCTCACCATGAATATCATTCAATATGCTTATAGTTTTTTCATGAAATGAATCTAAGAATGTTTCAAATTCTTTAGGGTAATTATTATTTTCCATCCAATCGGCAATGTCACGTTCTAATAACCCATTTGTAAAATTTGATAAGACGTATCTTTTTCCTAATATTCCACAATATCTGCTATATATGGTACTATAATCGGATATCTCTATTATATGCTCTATAGTCATTTTCATCAATGTGCTAAATATTCTTTTTTCTGCATCTATAGTTCCAATTATTGCCTTAGAAGTAAATTCAAGTTTCCATTGTTCAGTTCTTATACAGATAACTGTCTCGATCTTATAAGCAATTTTTTCACTAATATTATTTTCTTTATCAAATTGAGCCGTTCCAATAAAATTTATTATAAGCGAAACTGGCTTATTCTTAATTGGAATGATGATAAACTCACAATTTCCAATTCGTAATATCTCAGATAATTTTTTCATAAAGCAACTCCTTTTATTTTTCCATTATATATTCCATTGCAATATCCAAGTATCTTTTTTTCTAAGTCAATATAATTATCTAATCGCGTACTACCTATAGGTAATATCGTATACATGACAATGTAATTGCACAATAACACAGTAATTGTATTATCCTGAAGATCATATTTTTTATATAGATAATTGAATCCGCTATGCTTTTTAAAAATATCAGTAAATACACTAACCGCTTTTGTGTTGTTGGTTATATTATTGATTTTTGCTATAAGATCACCATCTATATAAACAATAACCTTATCGTTTCCGCCTTCTGAAATATATAAAGATAAATCTTTTCCAGTATATTCGCTCGAATTGCCATTAAAAGATTTATTAGGCAAAAATGTTGTGATTGCCTTTTTCTTAGATAAATAATTTGTCAATAAATTAATCATATCTTATTCAAATCCTTTCTTTATGATATCCATTATAATTAGCATCACGTGTCGATAAATTCCTTCTGTCAGTCCAAAATAATCCATTCTTTTGGACAAATCTTTTATTTCTGAGTTATCGATTAATTTTTTTATGACAAATCCTCTAGAAAAATCTGTATTGATAACTCTAGAAGAACTAAAAATATCAATCATTCCTTTATTTGGTTCATTGCGACGTAAAATCTTCTGATTTAAAACTAATGGAAATAAATCACTCATATGCAATAATCCTAGCAATATCTCATTTGCCATATTATCTATCACATATCCATTTCTTCTATGAATATAGGAATTACCGTTGGTTCCCATTCCAGTAATATAAACTTTTTCTTTATTATCTGGAGCAATATAACCTGAAATTTCCATATTATATTCTGGATAAAAAGCTTTATTTTTATCAAGAATAATTCTTGGTTCACAATATTTGTTATTATTCAATATTAATCCTTTTGAATAATCAAATGATACCTTTGACTCAATTATCGCCTTTGATATTTCTCCCATGTATGGGATGAATAAAGTTAATTTTGAGTTTTCCATTGGGTTGCCTTTGAATAATGATCTGTACAATCTACTTTTCTTTTGCATAATTTATCACTCTCCTATTTTGGGTGTGCCCCATTTATTTATTATAATAGAAACTATTTAAATTTCTATCAGTTATATAATATATAATCAAAACATATTTATAATCATAGTGTGCTCTGTCTCACATTATGGTTACCATGGACAAAGTCTTCCTTGTTTCTTGTTCGGAATCTGTTCTTTTCATTTCTATCCCTTTTATTTTATTGACCCAGACAGTTCGGCGCTGTCTGGGTTCGGCTTCGCAAAATAATTCCCTATAGCATTTAGCTATAGGGAATATTAATTTAACCATCAGTTGGAAAGTCTATAAAATTAAAGTTCTTTTTAAGTCTATTATCTTCAGATAGTTCTACATCATCGCAGAAGCTAGTAAATACGCTGTCTGGAATATTTGTTTCCCCTTCCAAAAACCTATCCTTTACTTCTTCCTCATCAAAACCATTTGCTTTTGCATAAGCTGATAGTACCACTTTATTTCTAAGCATATCTTTAAGAACATTTTCATCATATTCTTGTTCTTGCTTAATATATTCTTGGTACGTGATGCCTTTAGCCTTTTGCATAAGCTTTAATTGTTCGGTTACTTCTTCTCTGATAGTATTATCTTGTGCTGTTACAGGTTCTACCTCTTCGATAACACTGGTGAATTGTTCATCTAGATCTGTTATTTTATCATCAGTATTAGTTTCGGTATAAATGGTTGTCTTTTCTATATTAAAGAATTCTTTTAAATGTTTTCCGTCATACCAGACATATAATGCCATTAGATAAGAAAACACTTGGTCATCATGGGTATTGGCAGAATGTTCTATTTTGCCATCACGCTTAACCTGCATTCCTTTCATCTCTTCAAGTATTTTAGGAGAGATAAACTTATCCTTATGCATAGCAACGCGCTGTCTGAGAGTATCAATTAAATTCATACGCGCTTCTTTAGTAGAATCTAATCCATATACCTTGGTCTTTTGTTTCTTTCGCACAACTCTTAGTCCATCCGTTGTTTCTTCGATAACTCTATCTTTAATTTCAAAATACAAATTCTTTTTAACCTTAGACTCTTTGAGTTTTGCAATAACAGCCGCACCAAATCCACCGTTTCTTTCTATATTAATTATAGCATTAGGATAGAATTTTAGCGTTACTCCCATTACAAATCTAGCTAAATCTATTGGAGATATATAGTTACAAGAAAAATCTGCTATTACTTTTGTAGTTTTAGAATCTATAACAGTAACAGCTGACGCATCTCTACTATACCCGCCAGATACATCGACACCTATGATAGGAGGATATTTTGGTACTAGATCTCTTCTAAGAACAATTTTTTCATATATCTTAAGATATTGCCCTGGTAATATTTCTTCTTCTGAAATAGGAGGGTGAACTCTTCTTGTAATTTCTTCTAAATCAATATCATCAAATGGGCAATTTTCCGGGCTATCGCTCCATTCCAAAAGTATTTCTCGGCGTATATCTCTCATTTTGTTTACGCCCATTTTTTTAACAAGATCTGCAAACCATTCTTCACTTCGCCCTACTTGTTTATAATCAAATTTTACATAAACAAAATCGCTTAATCTATTGGCATGTACCATGGCTTCTATTTGCAATGGAGATTTATCATACCATCCTTCTGAGAAGTCTGTTGCATCATGTTTCATATTATATGCATACAAACCTTCTCTACAACTTAACACGCCAGGAGTTGTAGTGACAAGTGTTCCATATGGGGAATTTGCAGTTTTAGCATTTATAAATGCTGTACTTAATGCTGGAGCTGTATTGGTGTATATAATATCATTATATGGGACAAATCCCCATTCGTCGGCCCACAAACAAGTAATTGTTCTTCCTCGTAATAGATTGGCTGCAGACGTTTCATTTCTTGCAGATGGTGCTGTCTTAATGATATTATTATTTATTGGATGCTGCAATGTTTCTACGGTGGATGGCATTTTTTTCTTTTTACCACCAATAGAAAATTCTTGAGACATTTGCAGATAAGAAGGCAATGCATCTCTTATATCTCTAAGCCTACTCAGATTTAATTTAGAATCTTTCATAGCTTTATTCAAGAACGTAATTTCTGCATTAGCCGTAGCAAAGTTATATACATATAGATACCAAATTATGGCGGCTATAGATTTGCCTTGCTGACGAGGAAGTTCAAAAAAGATATTTAAATTCAATAACAAACAAAAACTTAGTGCTAAATTTCCGCGATGAAGTTTATACCGAACACCAGTTGACTTCCCTGTTTCTGGAACACGTATTACTTCTCTTATAAAATACCAATAGTTAAATTGGCATTCTCTAAGTACTCTAGCTTTCATTTCTCTACTTAGCATAGTATCATGTGGATCTATTCCGGCCAATCCAGGATCTAAAAGCATTAGCATAAACTTATTGTTTTGAATTCCTTTTCGTTTTAAGAAATAATGTATTTCCAAAAACGATCTATTACTAGTAGTCATTTGATAGCATATTTGAAATTGCTGCTTTGGGGTCTGTTGCAGCTGCGAGTTTATCATTCTATGTCACTCTCCTTTAGTGAGCCTATTATAATAAAGTTGGCTCAAATAAAGGAATTTCGTGAAATAGTTCCCCTATTCATTACGAATAGGGGTTTATTTATATACTTACTCTTTCAACAACTGTTATTAAATTATCTTGATGCTGTGCTAAAGCATTATAATAATTTTGCCTAGATATTGCTATATCATTACATCTTGCAAGCAACTCTTCATCCGTTAATGTTATATCTGTATATGATTTAGCATATTTTGAGAATAGTGCTTGCTTATGCTTATAATATCCTTTTAAAGTAGAGAATCCTTTATCCACAATTTCTATATACATTGTGTCTTTGTCTCTTGTTCG